TCAGTCATCTTTGACAGCAAACCTTCTTTGACAGGATCATTGCCAGCAAAGTTAGCTTGGCCTAGCGTGCCGTAATATGTTTTTTCACCAATATTTTCTACAGGTTTGCCGCCAGTAGTCATAAGCGATCCATTAACATATTCCATCTCGTCGCCGGGTGTTAAGACATTAGCCAAAAACTCAGTAATGCTGTTTCTATCGCTTGCACCTTTATCTAGCGAGTTAAGAAAACTTAAAAATTTATTTTGTGCCATAATCCTAGCCTATTTAATATATTAACTGAACTTATCACAATTTTTCCATATTAGCTAGTACCACACGCATTCTATCTGATAGCTTCCACGTTCCAGCTCTCCAGCGGGCGGCGTGTTGTGCATCTTCCAAAGATAGGCCTCGGCTCATATAATTTCTAATCCACTTATTCATCATTAAATTTTTCATCTTAGGTGACAAATTGTCAAATTTTTTTTTATTCATGCAATGCCTTTAAGGTTTCGCTTGATAGACCTATTCCAGCTCATACTTGCGCCAGACAGGGCTGTGGCTGCGTCTGATGCCATAGTTAAACATAATGCATCCGCCAAGTCAGGCGATTTTAGCCCACGCTTGCGCATCGCGTCCTTACTCTCAGCCTTCATCTTGCCTGCGCTGGTAAATGCGTACCTTATGCCAGTTAGCTCGGCTAGGAGCTGATCATTTTTTGGCAGCTTGCATGACCTGTCTTCCAGCCACGCTTTAGTCTTAAACCATAACTCGCTGCGCAGATTCATGTAAGTCTTGCCCATAGCAGGCGCTTCGCCAACATTAATTCCACGCACTGGAGCGCCTAACTCACGTAATCTATCAACTACTCCGCCGCCAACGCCGATACTGTCCACAAGTATTTCGTTTGGGCGTAGGCTTGGCGATAAATTATCATATTCAGCCATTACTCTGCCCACAGTCTGCATTAAGTCTAAGCCTTGCCACGCTTCAATATCAGTTACAACATTGCCATACCTTTTGCACAATGCAGTCTTATCTGTGCCAAACCTAGCAACATCCAAGCCCCATATAGGTCTAATGTCAGGCGTAATCTCAATATCACGGTGTATTGCGCTCTCTGCGAGATGAAACGGTATAATCGTATCATCATCAGCCATAGGGAACTCACCTAGCACACGTATGCGGAATGCATTTGAATCCTCGCCGTAACGCTCACGCATTTCATCGACAAACTCTGTTGATACAAGCGGGCTATCGACGCACGACCATCTGCGCGTCCACCAGCTCTTAGCTAATCTAGTTTGGCTCTCAAAAAATGTGCCTGACGAACGTGTGGGGTTAGACAAGAGTAACGTGGTAGCATTATGCCCTGACATTGACCCAGCGGCTGCCTCAAAGACTTTCTCAGGTACACCTGATGCCTCATCTACCACCAATAAAACATTCTCAGAGTGAACGCCTGCTAACGCTTCTGGCGTTTCTGCGCGTGACGTTCTAGCGGATATGAAAGCCTCTGACGCTGCCGACGTTAGCTCGACGCGGTCTGATTTGGTGGTTAGCAATTGCTGTAGATGGGGTGGCAACTCGTTAATCCATCGTTTTAGCTCGGCAAACAATGCGTCAAACAATTGGCTAGACGTGGGCGCTGTGACGACGACTTTATTGGGAAAGCGTAGCAGGAGAAACCAGAGCATAGCCCAAGAGGCTGACGTGGACTTGCCTGTACCGTGGCCTGACCTTACGGACATTTTACGCTCGCCATTCGCTATGGCCTCCAGAAACTCTGCTTGGTAATCGTATGGCTCTGCGCCTAGCACCTCTTTGACGAACAGCACTGGGTCATCCCGGTAACGTAGGACAAACTCTTGTAACGGGTTATCACTCATCTGATACATCCTCATAATCTGCGTCAATCGTCTTAGCTTCACGCTCTTGATCTTCTTTATGGATAGCCGCCAGATCGGAATTGACTTTGCGTAATGCGTCTAAATGCATGTCACCCACAGATATAGTCACGTTTGTCTGGGGTCTATTGCCGTATCGCTCCTGATTATACGAGCCTGCCATGAATTTGCGCCACTGGACTTTCTCTCGTGTGGCGGCTATTTCGCTTGATGTGCTGCCGCCATCCAGATCATCTACCATTGTTAAGCCTTGCTCTACGAGTGCATCAGCTGCCTCTTGCCTAGCTTTGCGTAGGGCTTGCTCGTACTCAGGTATGGTCTTGAGAGATGTGCTGAGATACTGCCGGGAGCAATCATATTCTTTTGCAAGGGCTGTGAGTGTCGTGCCTGAAGCTATCTGCTCAAACAAGTATTCAGCACCGCCTTTGCTTAGTACATCGGCAAGTATTCTTCTGCGTAATGCTTTGCCAGCCATTGTTGTTCTCCTATCTACCGTGGTTAGGGTGAAAATTATATTTTTTTTCGGCGGCACTTCTAGCGGATGCTGCTTCTGTAATATTATCATAATATCCAAGGTTAATTGTTTTTCGATTAACGCCTATTTGTGCTGACCACTTTGATAATTTTTTATTCCAAGATACACCAATAATCCCGCTAGTATTAGTGCTAGGGCGTTTTTTATTTTTACCATTTTCACGAACACTAACAACTCTCATATTTTTTATGCGGTTGTCTAATGGGTTTCCATTGATATGATCGATTTGTTTATTAGGCCATTTGCCGTGATATAATGCCCAAGCAACTCTGTGAGCGCCGTAAGCTATCTTGTTAACCTTGCATTTAAGATATCCTCTGCCATCCTTGTAGGTTGCAGTTTCTTTGCCGGCATAGTTACTATTCCAATATTTAACTGATCTTTCGATGTTTGCTGTTTTAGGCGGGTAATGCTCTTTGGTTCTCTTGAGCCAATACATTCTGCCCGTCTTTGGGTTATAACGTATTGTCTTGCGTAAATACTCTACAGTTGGTAATTCTTTTTTCATCGCGGCTATCCTTTCATAGCTATTGCCGTGTAGGTGCATTACTTTTTGCAGTTTAAGTAATGCACCATTATACTTTAAATTATTTTTTTTCGAGAAGCAACATAGGCAATTGTGTGCGTGAGATTATACACACACACTACCCCCGTAGAATCCGTTGACGGGGGGGCTTCCTCGCTGCGCCAGATGTGCTAGTTTCGCCTAAATGGAACAACGCATAGCTCATATTGGCTGTATATTGGCCTATATTCGTCTAACCTATTGTAATCATTAGATATACTGTAGATTTACCTGTATATGTCCGATAATGTATATTATGTTAACTTTCAGTTTATCCGAAACTGTTGACTATAGTTTTGCTTTCTATTACGCGGATGCGCCCGTGCAACGGCGTGCCAATGTGTTGTATCGCACGTAATCTACATGTAATGCAGAGCATGTTATGCCGCCAGTAAGTCAATGCACTGTCTTCTCTGCTTCCTCAAGCACTTGCTCATGCAGCTCTATGAGCGCCTCTGCCAATGATTGCAGTACAGTCTGAGCCGGCACAATAGTAAGCCTATCAGTTATATAATCGCATAGCTCGTTTAGCTCATGGTCAGCATCGTCACTGTCAGCACAATGTAAATCTAAGGTTAAGTTTATGACAAACTCAGACAATGCTTTGCTCCGTGTTATGTGGGCGTGCAGTGAGGAAAGACAACCGCACGCCCCAGTTAAGCGGGCGTCGCATTGAAATGCAAAACAATGCGTCGGGAGGAGGAGAACCCGCTAACTATACTATGCCTTATGAAAGGCTGTTGATCAAGCCTATCCGACCTCATTTGCCAGCTCATGTGCCAATGCTAAATAACCGCAGCCATCAATGCTGCTATCCTCATGCACGCCACCGCGTAGCCTCGCAATCTTCAGCAAGGCCATCATGTTCGCCACGTCAGATGCAGCTACATCCCTGCCAAGATACGCGCTCCACATGCGAGCAATTGTCGTGAAGTTTTCCGCAGCACTTCCATACTGCCTCGCCCTATCCCCGTTAATCAAAAGATCAGCCGTGTCCAATACCTCAGACCTCGACTTACCCCGGCCAACCTTCGCTTGATCTACTTCGCCCTCGCTTGCCTCGGTCTTGCCGCCAGCCGTTCTAATGTTTATCTTTTTCTTCATCTCTTGTTCCATATTATTTAACCCCGATTTTCCTTATCTCATACTATTCGCTTAACTACATACTAATATACTATACCTTAAGGTATATAGTATTAGTAGTAGATTGGTTACGATATACTAATTGCAATTAGTAGTTTGTCGTGTAAGTCATTGATATTGTTGCTACTAATGCTAATTAGTAGGTAATTAGTAGGTTGCATTTTAGCTCATTTTCCCGAAATCATCGCAAAACCATATATAGCCTTCATTTTGCACAATATGACCAGCACTTGTGAGGCCTGCAATTGACTGCTTGTAGGTTTGTGATGGGTTCGCTACGCCAGATACTTTACCCATGAAATGCTTCTTAATATCCTCCTCTTTAATAACCCAGAACGTGCTAGGTTCAGGCCAACCAACGCCGGCAGGATTGGACATGCCAATGCCCTCGCCTCGCAGCTGTTGGAAGCACGTCTTAAATAATATCTGATTCTTGCCCTTTATGGCTTTCTTATTGGCAGCTTCAACGTCATCACTGCTTGCCGGCACGATCACACATGTCGTCACAGCATCGCCGTCCATATCATGCCCTAGCTCAATTACATTCAACTTAAAGTGAAACTTACGCCCACCCTCCAAGTCTCTCTGCTTGGTGGCTAATGCAGTACGCAAGCCCGTCGCCTCGTCGTATGATAGCTCTATCTCAGTTTCCACAGCAGCTCTCAGTGAGCTATGCCCACGCGCCTTTGCGTCTAAGTTCTTGCCAGAGTGATGCACAAGCAATAGGTGGGCATCAGTCTCACCGCGTATCTTATCACACGCAGCTATCACAGCCGTTGATGATGCAGGCGAGTTCTCATCGCCGCCGGGCATTGATCTCGATAGCGTATCAACGATAATCATAGCAATATCGCCATGCGCTCGTTTAACCTCGTCACACAAATCAATGATCAGCTGCACGTCAGCGTTTTCCTCAAGCAAATTTACTGGCAATGCACGCATAGCTAATTTAGCCTCATGCTCTGGATATTGCTGGCGTAAGGCTACGATCCTATTATGCGTCGTCATACCGCCCTCAAGAGCTAAAAACAGCACGACGCCTCCCTTAACCTTATTGCCATGCCAATCTTGCCCCGCAGATACATGCCACGCCACATCTTGCACAAAGAATGACTTACCAACATTGCTTGGCCCATACACCATCGAGAGCTGCCCAGCGCCAAACCATCCTTTGACAAGATAACTCCTGTCTAGCTGTGGCATTGCATCGCCCGGAAAGAACACCTGATCAAGTAAGCTCTTCACTTCCAATGCCTTAGCAGTCGCTTCTTTACCTCGATTAACCCACATATCATTGAAGTCCCATCCGCCAACATCAGGCACAATAGACTTCACACCATGATCTGCCACGCATTTTTCAATGGCTTTCATGCCTGCCTCGTCGTTATCACCAGCCACCGCTATGCGTAAATTAGGTCTAGCTTCAAGCAGCTCACCTATCACGGCAGTCATATTGCCCGCAGATAATGCGAATACTGTTGGCCTATCTGTCGCCATATGCACTGACATTGCAGTTGCCCAACCTTCGCAAACGTAAATCAAATCGTTTAATTTACCACCAATTACACTAAAATTACCAACAACTGGCATACCTGACGAAAATTTCTTTGCGCCTGTCGGATTAATGCTCTGCGTGCCTACACGCTTACCTTTGGCATTTATTACAGGTATATCTAATATGTCACCCTTTATAGACGCATTGCCTAATCCAATCTTTTTCTTAATCAGGTATGGATGCGTTGCTTCTAGCTCTGCTTCAGGCCAACTTATTGTATATTCTCTCGTCATTGGCTTCTCATTCTCATCAGGCCATAAACTCTGCCTTCGCAGCGCATCCTTTATGCCTGCATAATCTGAGCATTTACGGCACGTAACCATCACTTCATTATCAGACGTTTCCTTAATCCAGAACCGATCTTCACCCTGACATACCGGGCAAGCACCATGATATTCGCCTATGGCAGTCTTTTTCAATGATAATGCACTAATAATTTTATCTGAATATCTATCCCAGCTTGCATTTGGAAATTTCGTGTTTTGCATTTTATCCCTTCCTCAATTTATCGGACATGGTGGACATGTCCCGCTTTTGTCTTGTCCTGTCTCGGACATAGTGGACATGTCTCGCAAATGTCCTGTCGTGTCCGTTAGACAAAACCTCGATCAGTTCTGTCTAACGCTGTGATTAATTTAAAATGGAATGTCATCTTCCAAATCATTTGATGGTGTAGGCGTAGCTGGTGGCAATCCAAATGGGTCTTGCTCCACACCATTTATTGGTGTTGCTCCACCAGAAAATCCGCCTGCAACTTCAGTAAATGGATCATCTGCTTCCTGCTTTTCAGCCAACTCCAACACCTGCACTGCACGTAATCTTAACGACACGCCATTAATTGTGCCAGTGTTGTATGGCACGACTGTCACTGCGATATTTACAGTTGACCCTGATGTCAGCTCAAATCCATCAGGCAATTTCTTGCGTGATGCATCTACTTGGCGTGGTGGGTTTGTAGCTTCGCCAGAATATGCGCCTTTTAGTTTAGCTTTACCGATCCAGTGACCTTGCTTGTTGTCATCGATTTTATACGGCAAACTTAATGGCTGTTCAGGCCACTTGCGTTTGCTAGTCTCCAACGCCGCCGCATTTTTGTATGACTGCATACAAATAGTGTTCAGCTCTTTGCACTGCTCACCTGTCAGATTGAACGACATTTCGTATGCCGCGCCCTCTGCTGTAGGATCGCACTTTTGTGATTTGTACTCATCTTGATCAAATCTATATGTAGCATTTAATCTTGGGTATAGCGCTTTCACGCCGCTTATTATGTGTTGCATTTTACAACTCCTTTAAATGTGTGCAGCACCCCTGCACTGGGATTAGTTTATAAGCCGTGGTTTTCGTCTAACCATGCTGGCAAATGTAATGTCTCAAGTTCAGGCCATCCAGTGTCGTAAACATTTGTCTCTTGAGCCACTTTAATTTTGCGCAATGTTTTAAACATTTCATCTTCAGCATACTTATTGTATTTATCTGATAATTCATAGCAGGCCGTGGCATAGCTGTTCTTCTCAGTTGCAACAAATATAAAGTTTGTAGTTTCAATTCCGCATAGCTTTAATACATAACGATAGAAACATGCCTGCAAATCATATCGGAAGTTTCTTACTGACTTATCAAAGCCGCGCTGTGATGCATCCAAGCAAGACTTTAAGTCTATCACTATGCCTGCCTCTTTTAACAATCCATCCGGGCGGCATTTAAGCTCAAGCCCTGTTTTTGGGCATTCAGCTATAAAGCTGTATTCAGCAAGCATGTCCTTATTAGTCAGTAAGTTACGCGCCATTTTATTTTGCAGGCAACCATCTACCATTTTCTGACACTGTTCATATTCACCACTTGGCAACAGTATTTCATCTTGAGTTAAGAACTCTTCCTGATCCTTCCAAGCCTTGCTGCCACGACGTGATAAACCAGAGTCATGTACTAAATTTTTCTCTGGCTCTAACACCATAGCATGGAATGCAGAGCCTAA